ATGCCAATCAATAGTTTCTTTATCGACAAACACCTTGTAGATGGAGAATATAATGACTCATTAACGCCTGGCGTATATTCTCACGGGAATATAGGCAATGGGGTATCTACAGGAACACTGGCTGTATTTAGAGGTCAAAGATATATGGCACATGTAGACTTTGGTGTGGATTGCAACATAAGAATAAAAATATTGCGTTCTACTGGGGAATTACTAAATGGTTGGCGTATATTGAATTCTTTAGATTTGTAAAAGGATTAGTAATCTCCATTCATATCAATAGCATCTGAATCAGGTTCATTTTCTACAAGTACATTGTTTAATTCAGCCATGTACAAGAACTGGCATGATATGTATTTTGAGTTAATCCAAACTTTATATTTTGTTCCATCATGCTTGTATTTCATTTTTGTATGAAAAGTGCCACTGGTAGGTCCGTTAATTTTATATTCAAACCCTTTCTCGTTTTTGTTGTAGGCATAGAATCTAATAGTGATGTCTACTGGCATTTGATTTAGGTATGATATACTTTGAATTCGTACAACATTAGCAGCCGTAGTACTTGACTCAAACAGGCAATGCCATTTGTTGCCCAAATCTTTTCTAAAATATCCACCTGCAGGAATAAGCCCTGATTTATCGATTGTGGCTACAGGTATAAGTCCTCCCAAGACTGTAGCCATGTCTTCCTTGGGCATCCTCTTTATGCTTCCATCACTCATCAGGGCGAAGAACTCCTTCACGTCATTCGCATTTGTACCAGATGTTTGAGAAAATTCTTTCAGTGCACTTTCAAGTGTATTCTTTTCCATAATTTTTCTTTTTAAAATTTATTGTTATCAATGTTAACTTGCCGGATATGTCTTGGTGACGCTTCCGTCTTTTGCAAATCGAAGGCCGTCAGTCGTGAGATACGCGTCGTATGTAGATCCTGATGATATTTTGCGCATAAACAATGTGTCCGTCGTCAGCGAAAATTCGTTGTACACGGTGTCGTCTCTGTACCTTCGCATGACAAAGAAAGGGTAGTAATTCGTCGAGCCATTCCACTGCTCTTGCATAAATGATACGCTGAATACCTCTTTATCATTTTGATTGAACATTTTGATGGATTTTGTATCAGGGTCTATAACGATTCGCGTACCTCCAGCTGATGTTGATACCTTACCCACGATGGTGACGTCTCCATTTTCGTCTATCTGGAAGGCGTTGTTCTTGGACTTGACACCCTTCAGTGTAACTGTACCATCTGCCCCGAACTCAATATTCTTTCTGGCCAGATGACCTGCGCCTGTTAAGAAGTTGAATAGCAAGTTGGGAGTAAACCCGGGTAACGACTGGCCGGTATCTGGGTCATATACAGGTCGGTTGTAGTTCTGATAGTTACTGCTTGATGCACCTCTATGGTCTACACCTTGCTGCGACATCATCACATCGCCGTAAAACACTGCACTACCCAGCTTGGCAAAGTTTGCCATCAGCACCTCGACAAACGCATACTTTACGTACTCCATAAGCACCCAAGTTGCTTTGCTTCCGTTGGCCGCATAGTCATCCTTGGGGCGTATGCCTGTGAATGTACCCTCTTTGTTCAGCACATAGTATTGGCCGTCGTCGAGTACCATCGGCGCGCTGAGAGCAGTGCGAATATACTTGGTTGCGGCATTGTATTCACCGGCCGGATAGACCAGCGGACCGATAGGACCAGTTGCACCAGGTACATTGTAGTTTACCTGCCCAGTTTTCGATGCTAATGCTTTCCCTGCCATATCATTCCTGCGTTGTTATTATCCAATTTACGTTCCCACCTGCCTGCTGGCACATAGCCTCCGTACATGTGCCACTGGCAGCTGCCGTACTCGCCGTGGATGGGTTCAATACAACGCCTGCACTATCCATGAAGGTAAAGAAAAACTTCATGTCCTTTGCCTTCGTCGTGCTTCCTCGCTTCACGAGGATAGGCGTATATACCACAGTTCCTCCGCTACCGCTCACGATGGTCTCATCTTCAGGAACAGGGTTGGTGATGATGTCGTATGGGTCTGACAAGTCCATCACCGTTTGCGTGTCCAGCCCGATGAGTGTGCTGCTTTGATAAACCTCTACCTTGAAGATGCCTGTAGTATCTACCATGCTGTCAGTTACAGTCAGGTTCTTGGCTGTCTGGCCGCTTATCGCCTGCCAGGCGTTGTTCACCAGCTTGTACCATTTGTAGGTCAATCCGCTGGTCAGTTCCGAGGCTCCCATGCGGGCTACGGCTGTCAGTATGCACGAGTCGCCCTTCTGGCGGATGGCAAAGTATTTATTGTCGCCTGCCTGTATGGTGACTACCTTCTGGTTGCCCACGCCCTTGGTGATGGATATGGCATAGGTAGCCTGTATGGTGTCACTGGTGTTGCCAACAGTCACCGTGGCGACTGCCCTGAGAACACAGCTGGCACCAGCGCTGGCTTTGACCAAGTTCTTCAGTATTTGCAAGCCGTAGTAGTTGTTGACTCCGGCCTGATAAGGTATCTGTTTAAAATGCCCTGTCTCTCCGCCAAAGTTGTTGGTGCTGACATTGCCTGAGAATGTCAATTTTGTGTCGTTGAAGTACCATTCCACTTCATCAGGTACCACTACACCCTCCGCCACGCGGCTGGAGGTTAGCAGATAGCTGATGGTTGGTTTCAACGTCACGAAATCAGGTGCGATGTTCGTTGGGGCTGTCGACTCTCCGTTGTACTCTTGATACAAATCTCCTTTGTCACACATCAAAGCAGGCATGTACACGCCGCTCTTCTGAGAAAAAATGACTTGTCCTGTTTTGCTCGCATCACTCATATCTCACCCCCTTCCTCCTGAAGTTCGGGCAGAGTGACAGGTTTATCCTGTTCGGTGTCTTCTGGTTTAGGGTCTTGAAATTCTTCGGGTGTAGTCACTTCTGCCGGCGTGTCAGTACCGTCAATTTCTTTTTTTGCAGCCTGCGGTGTCAAGCATACACCGCCCACCGATGCTGCTTTCTCCAGTATCGTCAGACCGGGGCGGCCTGTCAGGTCAGCCTGCCACAACAGCACACAGCCGTCGGCTGTCAGATTACGAATAGAGGTCAACTTCATCTTATCGGCCACCTCACGAGTTACTTTGATATAAAATGCCATATTGAAAATGATTTATGGTTACAGAAAATGGTTAATTGCTTTTCCGCATTACCAGCGGCCGCCCTTGGCTGTCGGTCACATACTTGCCGCTTGAGTCGACCACGGCCGCCCAAGGGCCACGGTCTGTCACTTGCATCTCCAGCATCATGCCGTCCTGATAGGGTATCTCTGCCGACATACCTTGAGCCTTTAGGGCGTAAGCTCCTGCACCTACTTTGGTGAGCCATGAACACTCAAGCACAGCCTCGGGTGTAGGCACACTGCCCAGCGTGTCGCGTATGATAGCCGATGGGTAGATGGCAGTCGTACCTCCCGGCACTTCGCCAGGCACACCACTATAATCCACATCGAGCGCAGGGATGCGGCGTCGCAATGTCGTCGACTTGTAGGCAATGCTGTCGTCAGGCTGCGACGCCGGACTTCCACCGGCGTCATAGCTGGCCTTGACAACATAGGATTGCTCGTGGCCAATGTAGTCCATGTCCACCGTCAGTTGATTGGCCGACACGCTGACCACATCCCAGTCATTATCGCCAGTTGTTGATGTGATGGTCTGAAGGGCACCTGTGTCGAGCACTCGGTAAAAGAAGAACTTGCACTTGCCGCTCGTGGTGACATCCACATCAGCCACAATCATCTTAGCCGTGATGGTCTGTTGCGACTGGTCGCGAAGCGGGTTCCAGTCGCGCCCGGTCGGACAGTCAATCATTAAAACAGGTGATGCCTCTGTACCGTCTATCGAACGCACCAGGTATATGTATTTGAACACGTATGTCTGCCCGCTGCGGGTGTCCACGTATTCGGCATAGAAATCAAGCGTGAGAGCCTGCGTAGTGCTGACATTCTTCTTCACCTTGAGCTGCCCCTTATTCGTGCCGTCGGTTGTAATCTCATAATCTGCATTAGTCGACTCTATCAGTTTGCGTGTTCCGCCGATAGTCTCGTACCACTGCATGTTCGTCAGTTTGGCGTTGACCGTGCCGGGCACAGTCAGTGCAGACGGGTCTGTCGCATTGCAGCGTGGGAAAAGGGTGAGAGGTGTCAACGTGTAGTCGGGTGTGTACTCACCTTTATCAGCCTGGTATACCTGTACTGATGGCACGCTACCTACGACCTCTATCTCTCCACTGGTTTGCAGAAGAAGATAGTCAACTTCTATTTTCCGTTGTTTTTTATATATTTCCATATCTTTTAGAATGTCACATAATTAACTGTTTCCATGTTCTGTTGCCCATCCCTCAAAATAGCCCTGGCTATGAATTTGCATCCTGTAAGTTTCATAAAGTCAGGCCCCAGGTCTGTCAACGTCAGCGGTAGCACCTTGCCCGACTCAGCATGTGCATCCGCCCAGGCATTATCCTCGGTCACGTTGCCCGTGTCACGTGTCCAACTGACATCCTCGTCCAGAATATGTTCTGTCACATCCCGATTGTATAACATGCCCGTGATGGAGAGCGTGGTAGCAAATTTTTCAGCGTCGAAGTACCATCCGTTGCTGCTTTCTATGTCAATGCTGAAGGCCGGGTTACCCTCTATCATCGCCCAGTCTGTACATCCGTAGCGTGGTTCCTGGGTGGTACCGGTAAGCAGACACATCCATTTGCAGCCATAATGGTAGACGCTATCATATACTTCCTGCGTGGACTGATATGGATTGCTCACGGCTTCTTCCGCACTCCATAGTCCGCGCTGGTTCTCCTGCCGGATAGGGTTGCCCTGATAGTCGATACGCATCACGTCCTGCGCTGCGATGCCACGGCAATATACATAGCTCTGCCGGTAGTTGATGGGCAGGTTATCAAAGATGGACAGGTGCTTCAGCTTTCCGACAATTACGCTATAATTTGACTCCTCCAGCACGGGCTTGGTCACACCATCGAGCATGCACAGACATCCCTCTCGACTCGACAAGTACCACCATGACTGGCGGTCTTCGTTAACCGGGTTTCCCCGTCGTGTCAGCATCATCAGCTCCACCGGCGGATAGTTCTTTCCGCCTGGTACTTCGCTATCCGGGTATAGCACCACATTGATGCTGTTGGCCGGGGTGTCGACAGACAACACCCGTGCCCAGCTTGTGTAATACTCACCGCTGCCAGATGCCAGATTGTTTACCACACCATAGATGATGTCATTTTCCTGAAGTGAGGTGAAGTCATTCTCCCACCGCTTGCGCAGCTTCAGCGTATAAGTGCCATCCTCCATCGGCGTCACACTCTCGACTGTGCCGCTCTCACTGAAGCTGTAGTCGCTCTCCATGGCGAGCAGGCGGTTGAAGATAATCTCCAGTACGGATAGAGATTCACGCACCTCAAGCCGTGTCAGCTGTGCACGACCATCAGGAAAGAGCCCGATGCCCTTACCGGCGATAAGTGAGTCGATAAATTCGCCGACATTGAGCTGGTGTGGGGTGGTGTCCGGCTGGTCTTTGCGAAGGAAATACTGCGCAAGTTCCTCGATGTCGTATTGTCCTAATAATTCAACTATACCAACCAGCGTACGACCAACTCTCTCTGCCGTATTCTCTCCAGCTACAGAGGCATTACGCACCTGCAGAGCTAGTTTCTTTAATATGTCGATACTATCAGCCATCAATCTCCTATTATCCGAAATACTGTTCTGTTAGCTTTTAAGCCTCCCCTACCCTTATACAACGGATATTCACATTTATGTGCATTCAAATATTGAACACACTCTTTCATATAACTGTCAGCTATGGAGAATGCATCGTTGTAGGCCATAACTCTCTCCTTCGAATCCGGCCTAGATGAATATTCGTCATCCTTATTCACAAATCCGTATCGTGTCACACTCCCATCACCATTCTTAACCAGACGGGCATAAGCATAATAAGCAAGTGCTGTCTTTAGCCCAGTCATCACATGCTTACCATCCTCATCTTCATACACACCGCCATTCATAAGGAGTTCATATTTCTCCGAATGCTCTTGTAAGTCAATAAAGAGTGCATCACCAAGAGACGGTTTAAGGTCTATATCCTCACTTTCACGGATATATGTTTCTATCTTCTCCTGCTCAATATGGATAGACATACCACGAGCCAGTGAAGATACTTCATCAGATGTTATTAGATACTGCCGCATTTCTCACATATTTCAAAGGTTGGACACTAAAGTCATTTGAATGATTAGCCACTTCAAACCAATGCTCAAAAATCTTCATAAAGGCACGCTCTATCAACCGTTGCTGCCTGCTGACTATTGAATTATAGTACTCAAACGCATCTTCCAAAATATCACCAGAAAAACCAAGCTTACCAATGCGTATGCAATACCATGGTTCCTGTCCAAAAGCGGAATATATACGTTCTACTACACTGGCATCCGTGACCGTAAACTCCTTGTCATAGTTTTTAGAGTTCAAATCAATAAATTCCGGTTTGTCTTCATCCGAGTTAAGAGTCACTTCAAGCAATTTTCCAGCATTCGTATCACCCTGCAACTGCTTTATTGTTTCAGAGAAGCCTGTATCTTCGTTTTCATCATCTGGAATAGGTTTCCCTTCTTCATCAAAATTCACTGAGCTTCCCTTTTTAGTGACAATCATACCACTCGGCATAAAATTGCAACGAACATTTCTGAATTTGACATTAGCCAAACCCTCGTCAGTACTCATTTCCGTTGCCACACGGTCCGCACGCGGAACAGGATAAACGAAATTTCCGGCTCCACTGACCCACAATATTTGTCCCTTATAGTTTTCTATACCACCAGCTGCACGAATCTGCTCATAAATGACATTTTTTCGCGGATTGAAAACGTCAATATAGTCAATGTTCTTTTTTTCAACCTTAATGGTTTTACCATCACGGATTTTTCTCCCTGTCCAATCAGGATGAATAGCAATCTTGCCCACATACCCATTCTCATCCTCTTCTTGTAACCTACAATTCTCGAACGGAATATGCTGTACTTCTACAATATCACCAAAAATGTTATAATTCACATGCAAAGCAAATCCATCGTACTTAGCTACATCTTTACATACCAGTGCATGAATATCATCTGAGGTATCACCCCTACGATTAACTGTATATTCGGAAAAAGAAACATCACGGAACCCATTACCTTCGATAAAATCCGCATAACGTTCAACACATTCGCTTCCTGTAGAGCTAGCAGATATGATATTATTCAAAATATGCGGATAAAAATTATCATCGCCATAGCTCTGTATCCCTAAGGTTCTGATATATCCAGTATCAAGCCTCGTCGAGCTCTTACGTTTCAGGTCATTTACTTTCATTGTTCCGTGATGTTTATGTTACTTTTCGGATTACTCAGCCATATCAGCGTTCTCAGCTGGTTCTTTAGCAGACTCAGCTTCAATCCTTACTTTTGCTTCCTTGATATGGGCATCAAGGACTTTAGCCGTTACTTTCTTACCATCAATCTGGTAGGACTTGAACGCACTTTTCACATCCTTCTCAGATGAATCCTCCACATTCAAAGCTTTTACCAATTCTACAACCAGCTCTTCATTGATTCCAGACGTTGGCGTTTCACGCTCCTTCACCCGTTCTTCCCAGTCGTTTGGATAAACAGAAAACATATTGATATTCTCAGGATGCTTAGCCAAATACTTTTCTGCAACTTCGTCAGTAAGATTGGCATTCGTATAGAACGAAGATTTTCCAAACTCCGGCTGGAGAAGGATTCCGTTTTTAAGCGCATAATTCGATTTTTCTTTCATTTTACCATTCCGTTTTAGATATAAGCAAATCTCGATAGCAGCATCATGGTAACAGTCACTACACGACGTCTTACGAAAAGTTTTTCCAAGTGCCTTATAGTACCAGTGCTCTATCTCTAACTTATCAGAAGAAGAGAGGGAAGCATTGCTTCCCAACTCTTGCATTCTTTTAACCACTTTTTCTATATCCATCATTCATCAGGTGTCGTTACCAATGTTTCCAAAGCTTGTTTGGTAGTATCATAGTCTGTTTTGTAGTAGAACAAAGCAGACTTAGGACACTTCGTTTCCTCCAGGTTAACCAGCCAACCACCTTCGGTATCTTCACTGTACTTATCATTTTCCAGTGTAGTTGCAGTCAAACCTTGATAATAACCATACACTTGGAATGCTGCATTACCAGGATTTTCTTCTTTCTGCAAAGCCTTGTGTTTGTTCTCAAGAACAACCACATAACTACCATTGGCCAATCCATCAATAATGTCAGCACATACTTCAGGTCCATTGTCCAATACAACAAGTTGCAAAGTATTCGTGAACGTATTACGATAGGTACCGGTAGCCAACGAAGTTTTTGAACCCGTGTAAGGCGTTTTACCAGGTACTACTACTCGATATGCTTGCTTTGTAGATTTCATCGCCAGTGTTTCGATGACATTCTTCTGAGTTGCATTGAAGGTAGACAGAGAGAAATCTACATCATCACGGTTCATAATGACACCTTCCTGTTCATAACCCGGAACAACAGGGTCATCACACGATGGAACAATGTCTTTCTTCAATAATTCATCACACACTCCCATTGTTACCTCCTTCCTTTAGTAAGCTACCTGTACCAAATTGTCCTCAGCAATCACAGAGCCGATTTTACCCTCCGAATAGATGTAGTTCTTTTTGTCCTTCTTCTCAAACCAAATACGCAAGTCTGAGATAGCTTCTGTGCCTTCACAACCATACAAAAGGTTATCAGGCGAACACAATACAGCACGGTGGGGAAGATTCAACTTGGTAGTATTATTCTGATAGGCCTGTATAAAGCGGTCCCAAATTGAGCACTTGACAACAGGTACACCATCGTACTCGCCAACCTCTAAACCATCAAATACGGTTTGCCAGGGCATGATTACCTTGTACTTCTCTCTGATGTCACGTGAAAGGGCATCACACAACGATTTCGTAGCAAAAATTGCATGACCATCATGCTGGAAAATTCTGCTGTCTGCGTTCTCCAGCATTTCATCGAAGATTGATGTAGCAACACCACTCTCTTTCAGCTTCGATTTCTGCAGAGCGTATGACTCTTCTGAGTTTGCAGCAATCGTCGTATGCTGCCCTTCATTCTCTGAGCAGATTGCAAACAGACGCTTGAAGAAACCATCACATGTCTTAAACAGTTCTACATTCAATCCATCAGTAATCTGTCCACTGCTAGTGATATTCTTAGCATCTTTGTCACCAAACCAAACAAAACGCCACAGCATTTTCATCATAGCATTGGTAAGTTTGGGTTCAACAATGCCACTCATATATTGTGAAGAGGTTAGGTCTGCAATATCAGTACCTTTCTTCAAACAATATTGGGCAATTGTATTCTCCAGATCCGTATAGCACAAGGATAACGGGATTTCCCACGAACCCAGTTCCCATTCTTTCTGCGCTGCTGCAATCTTTACACTCTCGTATTCAGGGTCGCAACCACCACCAGCCTTACCTACATCTTCCATCTCTCCAACGAAACCAACCTTCTTACCATTAGTCACGTTAGGAACGAATGTCATGAAACGTGCCAAATCCTCGTTTTGGAATACAGTCAATTCCATCAATTCTCTCAGGTCCTGTACAGCCTGATTACTGGGCGTTAGCTTTTCAAAATCCAATTTAGGCATATTCTATTCCTCCTTTCTAAATCACTTCATACCACGCTTTTCTTTCACCTCACGCAACTTACGCTGAATCTCGGTTTCTTCTTCACCATCTTCATCGTCTCTCTTTCCCAAAGCTCTTACAGCCTGAGCACGTCCAGCTACTTTGTAAGTAGAGCAGTTCTTGGCCAGCCAATCCACACCTCCAGCCATCTTGATAGCATTCAGAATCTTGTTATCCTCGACTGTGCGAGCATTCGTCTTAAGACTAGCATTCTCGGTTTCGAGTTCCTCAATACGAGCCTTAAGAGCCTCAACATCTTCATCTGCACTCGCATCCTCCTCATCCTTGATTTCCGTAATAACACCGTCTTTTACGACAATCGTTTTTCCATCAGGCATCACATGCTCGCCATCCGGAGAAGCAGAATCCCCCACTTGAGGTTCACCTTCTTCACGTTCAATCGTCAAAATATCACCACCAGCCGTTGTCAACTCAAGCGCAACAGCAGGCACATCTTCAATTTTTGCATAGCCCATTTTGGCCAGCATACGGTCTAGCAACGATTTTCTGACCGTAACTTCTTCTTCTTTTTTTGCCATACTTTTTTGATTATTGATTACTACTCTTGCCGACTTCGGCATGATAACTTCACTAACGAAACCAAGTTGTTTAGCAGTAGCACCACCAAACCAATTCGCCTTCTTCATTTGCGCATCGAGAACATCACGTTCTACGCCACATCGTTCTACATACAAGGACAGCATTCTGTTCCGCTCCGTTTCAAGACCTTCCTTAATTGATTCCAATGTCTCAATATCAAGAGCTCCATCTATACCAGGACAATACGGGTCATGAATACAAATCTTTGCATGTTGGTACATCTTTCTTCTCTCGAGTGGAGCAGCAAGAAGAATTACCGTAGCCATTGAGCCACAACGTCCGACTACCGTAGCCGATATTTCTTTACCAGTAGCACGAATGGCATCATAAATGGCATATCCTTCATCTACATCACCACCACAAGAATGAAATTCAATGTCGATAGAATTATCATCTGAAGCCATCCAACTAATGAACTGCTGCACGTCACTGAATGACATGCCATCCGCACCAGTCAGATACCAATGTTTCATCTTATCGTCATCGGAAACAATGTCTTTATTGATAAATAATTTAGCCATATCTCATAATGTTTGAAACAAAGGTAACGAACGAGATATGGCTATAAGAATATTTAAAAAGAATAGCACTGACACGCCATGTCAGCATTTTTATGAAGAATAAAAAAGGGAGCTGTCAATCAGCCCCCTTAAAATTTATGTCATTAGAGAATTTATCGATAATCCGGTAGACATTTCTATCTGATGTTCCGTATTCATCAGATAAATACTGTACGATGTATGTTTTCTTATGCCCTTCCTTCATCAAACGAACATACTCCTGATACATTGGAAGGTACTTAATATCCCCTATATCAAGGGATGCATCCTTCATTACTTGAAGAATGTTTTTATTTAGAAGCAATAACTCATATCCATTCATACATTACCAAGATTTTCAACATACTTAACTCTATTCGCCACAGAGGTAAATTCCTCTACTGATACAATAGGAGCAGGAGCCATCATAACACCTTTAGCTACTGCCCTGGCAAGCATATCCTCACCCAAAGCCTGATTGCTAGACTCTGTTACATTGATTGGTATTCCTCCTCCCATTTGATTAAAAGCGGAAAGCAGCGGAGCAAACATTGAAGTAGCAGAAGCTGTCAATACACTTTCCCCATTACTCAGTTGAGCAGGTACGCTGTCACTAGTTCCAGAGCCCGGTCCAGTAACTAAACCTCCAGTTGCAAATTTAGCACTTTTTACTGTATTTATAGCCGTTGAGATGTTAGAAAGTACTGTCGCTACTGTTGTTGCTATCGCGGCCAAGTTTGCAGGAAATGGAACACTCATAGCTTGGGCTGTACCTGCCGCAATAGCTTTACCTGTATTTATTGCAATCTCTGCTAAAGCAAGAGTCTTACTCAAAATAGCAAATGCTTTATTATCCTCCCCCAACGAGTCGAAGACGCTTGATAATCCACCTGCTATAGAAGCAGCCGCCTCATATTTTGTTTGTTCAATCTCTATCTCCTTATTAGCTAGCTCTTGCTTGGTTGCCAAATACTCGTTCTGCATTTCAATCTTACGCAGATTGAATGCTTCTGTACTTTCACCCTCCAACTGCTGGATTGAATCTAATTCAGCCTGTTTCTGTTCAAGCCTGATCCGTAGTATCTCTTGTTCATTTCCATAAGCCAAGGCAATTTCCGTCTCATACCGCAACTGAATAGCTTCCTGCTGCTTACGTAAGATATCTGAATCATGCTGAGCTGATAAATCATCAATCTGCTTGTTATACTTAGCTACGATAGCCAGCCTCATCTGCTCGGTAAGCTCTTTTTCAGCTAATTCTGAATCACGTGCCGCAACGAGCTGCTGCATTCTCAGCTGATACTCTTGCTCGCTTCCTTCTTTTACAGACTCAAGCTGAATAGATATCAGTTTTTGACGATTATCCAGTTCCTTCTGCAGTTCTTCATCATTGAGTTTTTGTAATGCTTGTGTTTTCTGCTGTTCAAGAGCATAAATCTGTTTATTGATTGCAACACGAGCTTTGGATGTCAAATCGGTTTCTGTGGCCAACCGTGAACGAAGGTCCTCAATCTGCCTATCATATTGCAGTTTGATTTCTTGACTCTGCTTTTCTCTACCATCTTTAATCAGCTTAAGTAATTCATCCTCTGCCTTACGTATCTCTTCAATTTCTTTCTTCTTCGCTTCAAGCGCTTCAGCATCTGGTACATTATCTCCAGACGTTTTTGTAACACCATTCGGATTATACGAAGAAATCAGTTTCATGGTCTCTTTTAATGATTCCACAGCAGCAGTCTGATTCATGAGCTCTGTCCACGAGGAAGCTATATCGTTATTTATGGCAGAATTCGTCCGGTCCAATCCGAGCCCCTGCCTCCAAAAAGAAGCATCTTTAAGCTCTTTATTATATTTCTCATTCACAGAAACGGCATACTTCAAATACTGCTCTTCCTGAACTAACGACAACTTCAACATTTTCAAACGGTCCTCTTTGGCCTTCTTCAAGGCCTCCTCTTCTGACAATCCTTGCTTAATGTAATTTTCCTGTGCAACAGCTATTTTCGCATATTCATCTGCAATACCTTCCGAAGCAACGCTCTTACCTAGTTCTTTAGCTTGCCACGTTTCCCTTTCAGCAATTTCATCTATTGATTCAAACGCTGTTCTAACTACACGTACTAATGATGAAAGAACATCGTTAACAAACGATTTTACCTTGCTTTCCATCTTTTCAAAAGCGCCACCTGTAGCATCAAACAAGAGAGATATTTCTTTTGTTAGTTCAGTTTGTGAAGTAAGAAGGTCTTCTTCAGCCTTACCTAGTTCACCTGTTTTTTTCTTGACGGAATCTAAATCTGTGGAAATATCTTTCAGTGTACGGATGTATTTAAGTCCAGCATCTTCACCCATATTACCAAATATATCTGCAATGGCAGTCCCCACCTTTTGTGACGAATCAGGAAGCTCATTCAATCTCGCAGAAACTTCTTGCATAATCTGGAATGTAGTTTTATATCCCGACTGCAATTCCTGCTGAACACGCTTTGATGATATACCTATTCCATCAAGTGCATCAGCTGTAGAAGTTGTCATCTCACGCAAACGGATATTAGCCTCCTTGATAGTGTCAATGCCCTTATCCGAGAATATACCCATCCTACTCGTCTGTGCTATGATAGCTACAAATTCGTCAGCAGACAATCCAGCCTCTTTAAATTGGGCTGAATATTCTTTAATACTGTCGAAATAGTCATCATTGGCATCAGCTCCTGCTACAAATCCATCTTTTATTATTTTTTGTGCCTTTTCGTTTTCTATGCCGAATTGTTGTGTTAAAGTATTTATAGTTAATAATGTTTCTTTGAAATCCTTACCATAATAATCAGCTAGAGCCTGAACCTCACTCCTATATTCTTTCAGTTGATTACCTGAATAATCAGTAAATTGCTTTGTTAGCTTTGTTGCCTCCTTAATCCCTTGGTTATAATCATACCACCATTTGAAAGCAAATCCAGCACCTGCTATCCCAGCAATTCCGAGAAAGACCTTATTTTTTAGCAATCCTGTAAGTGCGGAACTAAAAGAAAATATCTCTGTTTTAACATTGGACATAAATCCTTTCAGCCCCTGAGAGTTTTGTGAGATATTCAAAAGGCTATTAGCAAAATCGCTATTTATACCTACCGCACGTTTGATTGATTCCTCATAATTACCTACGTTCCGATAGAAACGCTGCGTTTCCTCCTCTGCCCCTTTTAATTCATCCGTTATCGCATTGATTTTATCTTCGAGTTCCTTCCCCTTTGCAGCATTTCTTTCAGCACGACTAAGAGAATCATATTCGGCTGTTAGATTTGATAATTCTGCACGTAAAGACTTCAAGCTTCCTTCGCCTCCATTTTCAAGCTCACGCTGTATTTTACGATTATTCTGTATTTCCTTATTGAGAACACGAATCGCCTCATTATTATCTTGAATAACCACCTTTGTAGCGGCCATCTCAGCATTGTACTGTGCTCTTGAAATCTGATTATCCTTGAGCTGCTTTTTCAGTTCCGCCTCATGAAGCCTTGCCGCATCTACTGCACCCTGATATTTAGCAATAGCACGTATTGCATCATCATACCTTACTTTGATATCAAGTATTTTCTCTTCTACATTTGCCATAATCACACCTCCAACTGTAATAATTCACATTCACATATACCTGTATTTTCAGCCTTAATTGATATAATAGCGTAATATCTACCATATTGCGCCAAATAGACCGGAATAGTTACATCTATCTCTCTCAATTCTATATCACTTATTTCTATCTTCTCTTTGATTATAATTGGCTTACGTATTATGTTCTGGAATGATGAATAATTATCTTTTAAGATTGTCTCCCAATCCATATTTTTAAAACTTCCATTGATTCCATCAAGCTTCAAAATACGAGGCTCTACTGTCGAGTATTCAATATTGCCCTGTTCGTCATAGCTATACAATGGTATTTTTGGTAAAACCATTGGCGTGTCTGTTGCAGCAAACGGTAAAACAACTACATCATCTTCGTAATCTATTGTTTCATTATCAACTTCCAAATAACTATCATAGTTGCCAAGTACAGAATCATCTTCTTTCCATTTATAATTATTTCGCTGATAAAATCCATCTAATACAAATTCTATACTCTTGGGCTTATTATCAACGTACTCCGCTATCACCTTCTTCGTCCAGTCTTTTGCTATGTCCTTATTACTTATAAGTGTATCTACAGAAACAAATATTATGCTGTCATCTAATCCAGAGACAACGAACAGCCCAAGGATAGATGCTATAGCTTTCAAAAAATCAATTTGTTTAATATCTGGTAAGTTGGGAACGAGCCAAAATCTACCATCTGTATATGTATCACCCCACGCTCCCGTTCCTGTCTTTCGTATAATAAGAACTTTCTCTGCTATATTCATAATCTTAAAACTACCTTCCGCTGAAACAGCTGAGCCGTCTAGATTAGCAAATGAAAATCTCATAGAAGACATATGACCTCCAAACTTATTATCCAATAATGATGATGTCTCAACATCCTTAAATGAGAATACTATCCTATATAAATTATTCTCATCGACCTTTTGAATATCAACCGGTTCAATTTCTAAAATAGTATCAAGTTCAATGTTAGCACCTTGATTATCAGTATTAGCCTTATGAACATTCAACACGACGGATGACGGTGTAGATTGGGACTGTACTATAACAGAAAAATCCCCAGATAACCTTGGTTTTCCATTCGTTATATACGACGTATAAGTGGTATTAGCTGCCATCCGACCATAATAGTTTGAATGAAGACTATCTTCAAAATACAACGTATATTGATTAACTTGGTCATCTTTTATACTACCTGTTACTGAGAGAGTAACGGAACACATTTCTGCATACTCTTCACTCTCGTTTCGTGTCAATAATGGTACAATCAGTTTATCTATTACTTCCTGTTTTTCTTCAGGGAAAATAAAAGCTACCCCAGTATTCTTGGTTATTCGTTCTATTATATTTTTAACTGACAGAACCGGGTGATACCATACACTTGTTTCTTCTTCATTGAACCCATAATCTACTTTCGGAAACGTTGTATTATGAACTGCTAATTTCTTCCACTCCACATAATCGCGTCCTTCTGACGCATTGTCACCAGATATTTCCGGTAAATCAGTCAATAATTTATCCCCTTCAATGATATTAGATAAGGCTACGTAATTCCCCCATGTCATAGCCAATTCTATTTTTTCTCCTACTGAAATAAGTACGACCTTGGCATTAGGAATAATCTCTATTCCATTACGGAAATACCTTCCATTATGATATTTTCGAGAATAGTCGGTGTTACATGCAGGAAGATCTGCATGCTCAATAATACGCTGGTTCCGAACCGTCTTAGGCAATTTGATAGTATAGCTATTGTTACTCACAATCTTGCTTAAGTCTGTGAAAAGGTTACTTTTGATATTCAGCGTTATCTTAGTATCTTCATCCAAATCTACCAACTCACCATCAATAAAAAGCATTTCGTCTCTCATAAGCTCTGTACTCTCGTTTCCGGTAAAATAATCTCAGCCACAAAATCCTGCAGGACAGCCCTCGTCTTGCTATAGGTACCCACGGAAATATTGACCGCCTTCCAACGGTCCGTTCCGTTGCTGTCCTTGCCAGCATACATATCCACGACTGGAGACAACGCCAGTTGGAAAAGGAAATCGTAAGTATCGCTGTCAACCAACGGGGCACACACTGGCAGTGTGTTCTCCTCCGTCTTTCGTTGCTTACGCCCACTACCACCGTGGTACCCGTTCTTGTATGAATAGTCCTGCATATTGTTACGGATGAACTCACCATCATTGCTGACGACAAGCTGTGCATCTCCACGCTTGAATAGCCAATAGCAGTAGAAGCCGTGGCGGTTTACCCAACGAAGGTATATGCCATCCGTACAGTCATCCACCAACAGCTTCACATTAGCCGCCATATTCATCATAGCCTGGAAAGTGAAGTCGAACGTATTATCGAAAACGCTGGCTCCAGAGCTTGTCCCTGGCAGATTGAAAACGACCTCATTATGAGCATCTATGCCTTTCAACATAAGGTTATATACCTTACGTTCAGATAGTGCAATAGTGGGCATTAGTTGGCCGTCAGCGGTCACACTTACCTCACCACTACCAGCCGTGTACATACCTACCGTAAAAGGAAAGTTCTTGAACCATGTCAGCACCCTATCACCATTGTATCGCTCCCCTACTTTCATAGCTCCCCAAATAATAAACGTATCAAACTGGAAGCTCTGACCTATCTCTGAGTCGTTCGTGTACATATCCACTTCAACAGAGAACAATCGGCCAAGCTGGCTGTCTTGCGCTCCTGTCTGTGAATAGTCAATCTTACCAAACACAGTAGTATCAAACGCTGACTGCATGTAAAATGAAATATCGAAGAAACAGAATGTCTTGAACATGGCACGTTTTTCTTTGTGCGATGTATCTGTAATTACATCCGTAACGGTCACCTCCACCCATGCCCATGCATGTCCATAGATGTTCATCACTACCGGATTGAAACAAAACCCTATCTCGTCCGGATATTCGATGGTAGTGTCTTCAATGTTATGCGTCCTCATTGCTATTCAGATTTATGTGCGTCACATCATCCTTGAAGATAGCAAACGCACGGTTCATGATATTCTGTATTGTTTTCTCAATCTCTGGCGAATAGATATCGGCACGTCCGCCTTCCCGATATAACTGGGTTCCTTCCTGAGCTATCTTCCTAGTCACAAAATAGGAAAACGACTTAGGATTATTGACATGTATTCCCTTATCTTGTACCCACTGCTGGATTATCTGATAGAACCCTTTCGGAACTTTACCAGGCTTTCGTCCAGTTTCTAATACACCGAAGGCTTGCCGACCGAACAATGTCCCATTATCATCATTCACTTCTACCCGTAAACTGGCAATAGTCCGTCCACTGGCCTTTTGCCCGGCACGTATATGGTTCCTAATGATACGTTGTCTCAGGCTTTCAAGCTCTTCATTAAGAATCCCCTTTATTTCAGCTCTCTGGTCCTCCATGGTCAACACATAGGTACTCCTTGAACCTCTTTAAGTGACAGCTCGATGACAATGCCAGTCACATTCACGTTCAGCTTATCGTAAAAGACGGAATAAGGCACTTCATCCGAAACGAACTCAAACAATCCACTCTTATTCAATTCCCGGATAAACTTCACTGCATACGCCTTGCATCGTTCAATGATTTCATCATTCTCCACACCATCAAAATCAAACTTCGTTTTGTCGGCAAAAGCTATCATACAATTAGGTCTATCACGAAGTTGAGTTTTTCCGATTAAAAATTTTCCAGATGCAGGTAACAGATTGATGATGGCCGGAAGTTCAAGCCTGTCAAGCCGAACGTTGGCCGTGGCCCAATTTTCATACAGATAGGTGATGCCAAGCTTTTCGGCCACCGATGCAATTTTCCTTTCTACACTCAATTTCATTTCTTGCTCCTTTCCTGATATATGGTTCTCAATCTACGCTCGTACTGAATCTTAGCTGCATCCATCTCCATGCACTTGTATACCCGTACCCATGGCACACGCTCCACCTCTTCATGATTTGTTATTCCCATGCGAAGAGCATAATAGTCAAGGATGCCAAACATACCGAAGGATAAGCTTTCCACTCCAGCCTTTTTTTCCTCAGCAGTAGGTGGAACGGATGTAGAAGCGAAAAGCTTTTTAATACGCAATACCTCTTTGGCTACCCATGCCGACAAAGCAACCACTTCCTCAGCAGATGTAACAAGTACCTCTTTCTCATCCATACCGAAAAGGACACGACACACTACGAACAGGCAATCTTTCACATCACTCATTCCCTGCAGTGACATCAGCTCACCAATTGTAAGGTCATTCAAACTGTCAGGCACCTTATGTCCACCTACATACTTGGGAGCCGGAAGTTCTTTCATCTTCTCCACTACCTCAGCCGTATTCGTGGCAACAGAACCCAAAATCAAAAACTCTTTTACATTCATATCAATTCTCTGTTAATCTGCCTTTCGGTCGTTGTACAATAGGTTTAATACGGAAATACATTGCCATTATCAGCATGTCGAGATAGTCTGGAGAATGGCCCAGTATCTCTTTCATCTTCTCCTTACTGATAATTCCTTTCTTCCGTGTATCTGCATCAATGTGCGCCTGCTTCAGCACGCTCAATTCTTCAATGATACGCTCACGCTGGGCATCCGTACAGACAATACGAATTTTCCTTGCATTGATAAGTTCGGCCAGCTTGAAGGCGCACTCAGACTTTAGGTTGTCATACTCAGGATTGATGGGGCGAGTACCACCATGAAACTCTTTGATACCGTTCAGATAACTTTCCAAGTAACTGCCTAACCCGTCAGAGTCGGCTATCATCATGCTACGTGGTATGGAGCACTCTATCATCATCCGCTTAAGGTCTGTCTCGATAGACTTTCCGGTACTGTACTCCTGATCCAACTTGATGTAGCACACGTTTCCCTTCCAATGGCCGGCAATGAAACGGTCGCGGCCCTTCATCGCAATGTCGGCAGAACCGGACGATGCACCTGCCGGCATAATGAACTCATTCGTGAATAGGTCGCAGATTGCATCGTAATCACAAAGCGCAGTCGGGTCATTGTCATATTCCCAATTACCGAAATAGAGACGCTCTTTTGTTACCCTGTCTTTCGTATTACGTAAACTCTCGATATAGTCCTCTGTAGCCCACGGATTATCCTGTACAAGTGCTTGGATAAAGGCGTATGGTTCTTTCAACTTACCTTCTTTCCACGGCTTGTAGAAGTCACGATAGAGCCAATTCTTTTTGGGATTACAGGTGATAAGTATTTTACCAGGCACATTATACACATCATTCATATGCCGACCGATACGTGTTTTCAAAACTTCGAATGCAAGGTAGTGCACCTCCCCTGCTTCCTCAATCCATCCTCCGGTGTATTCTTTTGAGCCAAGACGTTCATACATCGGGTCCTTGACAGGATAATAGGTAAGGTCAATATAGACAATCTCACTTCCATTCTCAAAAATGATACCATCACTGATAGTCTTGTAAGCAGAGAAGCCGTGAGACTTGGCCACCTTGTTGAACGTTACGGTTACAGACTCACGGCTATCCTTCAGATTATTTCGACCAACAAACCAGCGTGTGCCGGGGAGATAGTAGGCACATTGCATCAGCCATTCACAGCCGAGCCAAGACTTACCTCCCCCACCGGCACCACCGTACAACAAGAACTTCGTCGTATCATCACGAAGGTAGTTATACGCTAACCGCTGTTTTATGTTGACCTTGTTACTCATTCTTCAACTCATCTGCTTCTGGAGTATAAGGAAGAAAATCGAACCCCTTGAACGCCTTACCTTGTGTCGTGTGGTCCACCTCCTGCTTATCTGCAAGACCAAGTTTTCTGGCAATGATGTTTGCATTGAAAGCACCCACGCAGGCACCCTCGAACTGCTGGGTCTCGATAACCCTTTCTATACGCGCTATGACTTCCATAAATTCTTTTTCATTTCTTTCCTTGATGTTATACCACGTCTGAAGTGAAATGTCAAGATAGAGAACAAGCCCTGTGATAGAGTACGGGCGTTGCGTGGGTGACTCCTCTTTTTCCCTCGTTTTTCCTTTCGTCCGGTTCTTTACTACCAACCAGGGGTGCTCGTCACACCACTGGAAATATTCACACGCCGCTTCCCACAAAGCTTCGGGTTCGGCAAACAGTCTGGTTCTTCCGGTCTTGGTTCTCAGTTTCCAAAACTCGTTTCCTTTCGGTGCAGCCATAATCTAATCAATTTATTTATTGGTATATACAACAAAAGTACCGGATAATCCACAGGGGGACTACCCGGTACTTTGGAAAAGCACTGACATCATCGTGTCAGTAGATTATTTTACGTTCAATAACCCAATACTTTGGCAGTTTCCAATCTGATACGTTTGATGGCCTGCTCCAATTCTTGGATGGTTTCATTTTTCTTCTGCAATTCCGTATTGAGGAAATAAGCGGTAAGCAAGGCGTTGTTTACGTGTGCCATGATGTTCTTCACGTTTTTGATGAAGCTATCCTGCTCGTACAAACTGAATGATGAAGGGATGTCGCCGGCCGGACCGTATGCGTTGCCATACCTTAACCTGCCTGCCGTAATGGCTCTTCGCAGGTTCTTATTCACCTTTGCCAGTTCACTTTTCAAAATCGAGAGAGCATACCTGTTTTCCTGCCCGCTGCGCAGGATGTCTTCCATTTGATTAAAGGCATTGATGTAGTTCTCCTTGAATTGAGCTGCCACCTTTCCGGTAAAGCCCATGGCCAGAAAGGTGAAACCATCGCGAGTCATGTAATACATAGGATCTTTTTTTGTTCCTCCATTAGGTAAATCCCTGGTATAGAACGAGGGCGAAAAATTGCGCCCTTGAAAATCGTTTGAGCACTCAAGAGCCCTAATTGCTTTTAACACATCTTTATGTGCCTTTCCGAAATATTCGGCCACTCTTAAAGATGTGGTTACTGCCTGACCATTAACAGCTGTAACAAGTTCATAAGTTTCTTCTGCTTCCTTTACGGTAAAAGGAATAGTAATTTGATTGTTTTGCTCCTTTTCTTCCTGAGCTCGGAATGAATTAAATGTTTTCATCTGGTTGTAGCGTTAGATGATGAAACAAAAAAACGTCTCCACATAATCCAAGTTTGCTACAACCACATATATTACTGGAATATATGAACGGACTATGGGAGACGCAATATCTTCTCTCATTCCAACATATTGCTTTTGCAATACTTATATATGTAGTTGTAGCACTGCAAAAGTACATCATTTTTCTTAAAGCACAAGAGATAAATGAAGTTTTCTTTCCTGTAAACCCCATAGCCAACAGCGTGAAGCCGTCGCGATTCATAAGATACATTGGCTGTTTTTTTCCGTTAGAATCTTCATAAGTAACTGATTCATACCCTGAACGCAATTTTGCGTTGAGCGAAATAAGATTGTTTATCTGCCTTAAAACGTCTGCATGGCGTTTATCAAAATACTCTGCCACTTGCAATGAAGTAGTTACTACTTGGTTGTTTTGTACCGATACTAAATGCTCGCTTTTTTCCTGAGCAGGGAATAAATCAACTGTTCTCATCATTGTAGGTCTTTATGATGTTTAGGCAAAAGAAAAAACGGCTTTGCCTTTCCCGTTGACCTACACCAATGAATGGCAGGGAGAGCATTAACTTCTCCACACGGGGGTTCAAAGCCGCTATATTTTTATATACAACAATTTTGTAAGCATAAAAAATGCTCACTAAAGAAGCGAGCGTCACTCGCCATTCATTATGTAGGTCATTGCAAATGTATGAATTGTTTTTGAGAGGGCAAAAAGAAAGCGGAAGAATCTGTAAAAAAGAGTCACACGATGCAAAAAAAGATAACACGATGCAAAAAAAGTAACGTTATGCATATGTTGCGTTACTTTGTTTCGTATCTTTGCATACAAATATTGAAATCTATACTGTTTATTTTCTATTAAATATTACTGATATGCCAAGAACTATCTCCAAAGAAAGCGTTGAAAGAGCTAACTACAATGTTAGATGTGGACGCTCTTGCGTAACTGGAAGCAACCGGGAGGGAGTAACGGCAAATGTACGAACCTCATTCGGTAATTTCAGAATTAATGTCTCTCACGAAGCTGTCGCTAAAGCTGGTGAAGCTGCACTTCGTAATTTTTCCAAGTAATGGAACGAAACTACAACTTTATTTATGAGAAGCTTGTCAAATCGGAAGATGATTTGGTAGGCTTAATAGCTTATGCTATATACAAGAAACATAAGATAGAGTTTATCACTCGAATTAAGGAAGAGGAAGGTCGGGAACCATCCCAAGAGGAATGTACCGCATTTTTCAAAGCATCCACTACTGACAGCCAACTCGCCAAATATATTAATGATGCAACATCTATCTTGTCTGATGTGGTTGTAAATACGACCAAAGAAGAACTTGAACGTTACGAGAGAGAAATGCTTGCTGATTACGAAGAGTCTATTCGAAAAGAAATCGAATCTTTTGAACGCAGCATGCTTGACAAATACAAAATAGGAATAAAAGAAGCCCTACCGTCTAACAAAAAGAATTTTTGGCTAAGCTTTCTTTCCGGTATTCTTTCTGCTTTTGTTTTTTCTCTTATTGCAGCTTTATTTTTTATATTAGGAGAGACGTCAGAACAATCTACTCGGAATAGAGCGAAACAAATCATAGAACTAATAACAGAGCAGCATACTGATAGTATACAAAATAATAATGAAACTCCACAATAAGGAGTTCGTCTAATCCAAACATGTTTCTTTACAATACCTATTCCCCCGGCTCTCCCAAATAAGTCACAATGGCCTCATGTTGCAACGGCGTCAATGCACGTTGTCGGGGCTTATAATGGAGTTGCTCCAGTCGGTGAAGCAAGTCGGTATTCAGTTGGATCCATCGGCGAAGCTGCGCCGATGCACTGCGCGGTGTGTTCTTCGGGAAATAGGCTTGCGCCAAATCACTCATATATATAGCTTTCATCATTCTAATATTAAGTCCTCACGGATGTTTTTAAAACTACCCATAGGTAGTTGACGAACTACTTACGGGTAGTGTATAAACTACTTATAGGTAATTTGCGAATTACCCATAAGTAATTACTTAACCCATACTGCCACCACCTTCCTCATTTTCATCAGAAGCCGGGGCTTCACCTTTCTTAGGCACACGCTTAAAGGTCAATCCACCATCACCGGCACGTGTGGCTGCCTTCACCGGTTTACCCGGACGGAATTGGATACTGGCTCCTTTGATATTAGCAGTTGTAAATTCCTTCTCTGTAAGAGCCCCTTCGCTCTGTAGCTGAAGCTGAAAACTGCCAAAGTTCTCAAGTCGAACTATTTTGCCAGCAGCCAAGTTTTTGTTCACTTGCTTAATCAATGCCCGCAAAGCGTTAAGAACATCACCATCTGTCAATGTCGTAGCGTATGCAATATCCTCTGCCATCTCATCCATAGTTACCACGCCACTGGCCTGCATCTTGGCATAGTACTTCTTCTCACCATCCGGATTGCCCGGCTCGCTGCTCATGTGTGCAAGGGAATAATTCACACTCATAATTTACTCCTTTCTTTTTGAATTAATACTTCGTTTGATTATCACAGTGCGAAATTATCCCCAATCTTCATCACGGTGTCCTACATGACGCACAAAGAAGGGAAAACTGGTAATAAGTGGTTAAATTCGGTTTAATGATACATAGTTACTATATCTGCGTTACGGACATAAAGTTACCCGATAACTTCCTTGCGGCCGTTACCGGGTTCTCAAAAAGCACTGACATGTAGATGTCAGTAAAAATATACTTGTAATTATTCAGACTTTAGCAAACCTTCATCATGATTACTAATAATGTTTTCTACTATCTCTTTTGCACGATGTATACCATCACTATAACCTCTTGCGTAGTCAGTACCTCTTGAAAGATAGCTAGTATCATTACCCAGCCACTCGATTATTTCTTGTAGGATTTCTTTTTCTTTCATAACCATCTTAAATAGTGGTAGCTCGAAGGCTACCGGGTTTATAACCAAAGTTTCTTTGCCAAATCAAAAATCTTTTGAGCTTCGTTTACCGCTTTCTTTGCATACGTCAAAGAGTATGAGTGCTCACGGGGATATTTGCCAGATTTCAGTCCCTCATGGTATTCTTTGGCTACATCTAACTTATGCTCATAGTATTCCACGCTTTCAAGCATAGAGAGATTTATGGTGTCAGCCTTATTTGCCCAATACTGAGCTATTCTTTCATGTTCTTTAGCTTTCTCCTCAAACTCTACACTCTTGCCCATATTATTCCAGGCATCCTCAATGGTTTTTCTATGACGCCTTTCACTATGATGTCCGATTTTAATAGGTTCCCCGAGAGATAAGAAATCTGCGTCTTTGTTAGATGCTTTATAATACTCATCACTCTTTCTTTCTGCAGAAGCTGCCCAGTCCAATCGTCGTTCTGCTTTTCTCCTGGCCCATTCCTGAACGTTAAAGCCATCACCACGAACTATCGAATAATAGTAGAAGCCATCACGTTCAAATACCAGATTAAACACTATGCTTTCATTCTCTTTACCGTATTTGGTAGATACAAGGATAGTTTCACCTTTTTCATGCTTTGCATCGCATTTAGCAAGAAACACGTTCGGACAAAATTTATAATACGTATTCATATCCTATAATGTTATTGGTTTGATATATGCTGATTAATCTGCGTCGTTTTCTTCTTCTATCGTAACTGATGGTAATATACCATCGAATGACATAGACATTTGGATTACCATATCACTGAATACCACTGCATCTTCTTTGGAATTAAACTGGTAGTAGAATTTTTCACCCTTCTCCTCGACTGTCACTTTTGTAATCATAGTTATTCAATATTTAGTTTTATTTTTCTTGTACAAAGATAAAACTATATTTTGATTTATTGAATTTTTCAAGAATATTTTTTCAAATTATTTTTTGATATAATTATCAGCATTATCCATGTATAATTTGAAAATACTATTTATCTTTGCATAAAACTATAATTTGAATAACATGTTACGAGTTCAAGAGATTTGTAAGGAACAGGGAATAACAATGCAAGACCTTGCGAAAAGAATGGGTGTAACTTACCAGGCGTTATATGCAGCAGTATCAGGCAACCCTACTATTGGGAAATTGGGAGACATAGCTAAAGCGCTGGGGGTTAGTATTGTCGATTTGTTCGATGAAGAAAAGGAAGAAAATAATTTTATAACATGCCCTCATTGTGGAAAGAAAATCAAAATAGAGAAAATGGAATAAAATTCCTTATGGTAATATCCGCTTCCACAATTTCAATCAGTTCTGATATAACTAGGAAAAGAAATGTTCATCACTCAGATCTTCGTCACGCTATCCGTTGCCTACTTCGCACTGGTAGGCTTTATCTCTTAGATTGTTCAGTTTATCCATATCAAGTATTATTTTTATACCACCTTTGTCTCATTATCTGCTTCCATAACCTCGCATATTTTCAAGATGCAATCAACATTTTCTTCATTCACCCATTCCTTGGCCACATTCCATGCAATGCTTTTGCTTGGTTTGAAATTATCAAGTCGTATGCTATGGTGAGATAATCTACCTTCAGTAGGTTTTAATCTTGCATCGTGCAGCTCACATAGACCGTCTTTGTAGAATGTACACCAGTCACCGTCTTGTTTGGCCTGTATCATCGGTATAGATGTATCAGTAACTCCCATAATAATACCTACAAGCCATTCCGTTGGCGCCAGCCTTTCTTTATATCCAGCTTCGATAAGTCTAAGTATATCTTGTGGAGTGCCTAAGCAAGGCGTATGGCATTGCTGCTTGCATAACCTGCATTTACATTGCACAGGCTTGCGACCGGTTTTCCTTATTATACGCTGTAACGGCGTTTCATTTATAAGTAAGCTCATTTCGTTTCCTCCAAATTATAATTCCAAAAACTAAGTTTACCTTTCACATCACGGATAGGTTTATCAAAGAGTATTGCATCCTTCAATACCCAATTCCAGGCTCCTTTCTCTGCCCAGACAGACGGATGGTTCTGCACACAATCGGTTATCACAACGCTACCAATAATAGCTCCTTTAGGGAACTTATCATATACGCAATTGAAATATACTGTCCTGTTTTTCCGAAGTTCATCATCCTGATTATAGCTCCATGCACGGAGCCCTTTACCAGCAGAGGCATGTATCAGTACCCGTTGTCCTATATACTTCTGAGGACACTTCCATGTTCGGTTTTCGATGTCTTTGATACCGTGAGCGATTAGGCTCGCCCACGGCTGTTTGATGGATATTGCTTTCATTTCTTCTTATTTTTTAATCGTTCAAGTTTTCTTCTCTCCCTACGTTTTGCTTTACCGTCTGGAGGCGTACCGCAAAATTCCAAAGATGGTTTTTGCTCAAATGTAAGTTCATTCATTGCTGTCTCTATTTCTTCACGTTCTTTGTTTACTACAACCGTATCTATACCGTATTCTTCTTTGAGCATCTTGCTTAACTCTGTTGCTTGTTCAAGGCTTACCACTGTACCATGCTCTATGTCTATGCCCATAGTGGCACACGCTGCTATTATTGATTTTTTTGCATTATTCATATTTCAATCCTCTAACAAATCTAAGATACGACAAAGCGCACCTTCAAGAACTGCTATCCTATCTTCCATATCATTTCTGTAATCTTCATACTCTTGGTCCTCATACAGCATCTCGCATCCTTCATTTTTTGATGTTGAATACTCCAATGATGTATGACATATATCTGCGACATCACTAAGAAATTCATTTACGGGCTTATCACCTAACATGGTTTCTACCGATGTCTCTATTTTTACTTTTACTCTTTTCATTTCTTGTTTATTTATGATGTTCAACAATCGTTTTATTTATTAAGCTCTACTTTTTTTAGTAATAACCTTGCCATTTTGTCAAGTTTTGCAGGAGGCATCCATCCGTTTCTTGACCGAATATATCTTTTGGCTTTATTCAGGTCGTTAGCCTTTTCTCTCGCCAAATGGCATTTTCTTAATATATTACCAAGGCTTCTCATAGCTTCTTCAGCACCCTGTTTGTATTCCTCAGAAGAGGAACCTTCCAATGCGTCTCTAATCTGTTCCAATCCGAAGTCTATTGCATTAACTTCCTTTTCAGTGATTGATATTTGCATTCTATTTCTCCTTCCCACCTATCCCAGCAGCCACCACATAACTGCCAGGAACAGGTAATATAGTTTTGTTCTATTCATTCTAAACTTGCCTTAATGCTTCAAGTATCCCTTCGCTGAAAGCTTCTTCATAGGTTGCGTAATAATTATATGGTTCTGGTTCCCATCCCCAATCCCATTCATTTTTGCTATCAAGTTTATCTATTGTAAAAGTAAACTTCTTGTCTTTTGATTTAGGAATCTCCAAAGGAATAGCATTGACATAGAGGTTATGTTGAGTTCTCAGCCACTTCTGTGCCTCATACAAAGCAGGGCGCGAATAGGCCGTAAGCCTATTAAAGTTATCAGGAATATTTCTGAATCGTATCAAACCTTCCAACGTGTAGAACGAATCGCATGGCCAACAATAACCCTTTTCTTTCAGCAGTTTTGCCAATTCTAATGAAACGTAATCTTCTCTGCTCATACCTTAATTTCATATTGTCTATTATTAACTTCAGTCATCCAGTCCAGTACCGATGAAGGAACAAGGATTCCATATTTTTCCTCTTCAAAAAAAGGTTTCCAATTCACATATCTAGTGCCACAATCAAAAACGATAGGAATACCGTAATCGGTCAAAACTTTCCCATCAATTCCCTTAAATAAACGAAGCCAATTTTGCATAAAGTCCTTGGAAACTTTCAACCTCTTGTTTGGCATGTAGAAAGTTGCACCGTTTACTTTATAAGGACGCATTCTTTTCGGATTGCTACCTTCGGGGAAAGACACCAAGTTATAAGACCATTGACAAGTGAACTCAAACGCCCAATAGTATCCTATTCCTATCGGTTCAACTCCCGAAAACTCTTGAATCATTTCAAAAGCCTTCTTTCTTTCATTCATCATCTGGTCATATAGCTTCTTTATTATCTGTTCAAGCTCTGTACCTTGTTTCGCAAAAATTTTCATACCTTTCCCTCCTTCAACACTTTCACATATCTTTCCAGCAAGTTTTTCAACTTACGGATGGTATCGGTAGGTATCTGTATAACACTTCTACCCTTTGTATATCCATCGTCATAGCTTGAATAGAATACAATAAGCATTTCTTCTTCAAAATTCAATTCATAGAACGCTCCTGTCTCCTCGCCAAAATCGAGATCCAAGTTTATATCCTCCTCCAGCACATCTTCCAGTTCCCAAAATTCAAGGGCGAAACCATCCATGCCACGCCCGTCATTGTTGATGTCTGCCAACATGCAGTAAATCTCACCGTAGAGCTTGAAACGCTCCAGCATATCTTCTTTTGTTGTATTTAAATCCATAGTGTATTGATTAATTAGTTCATTAAACTTTCTTTTTCATGTGTTTCCTGTATTTAGCTGGTATAAACCGTTTTAAATTCGAAAGAGAGGTAGATACAAGATACATCCAAGTATCCCACCTGCTTCCCTCATGCACCCTGCTTGGCTGAGAGCAAGTCTGCCCGTAGCAGCTTCCATTTTTATTCTCAGCTTTACATTTCACGCAACACCCATCGCACTCGGATGACAGATGACAAAGGATACAGGCCTGCTCACGACTGATACCGTATTCCAGATTCAATGATAACTGACGTGGTTTCATAGGGTCTTCCTCCTTTTTTCTACAAGAGACTCCAATCGTTTCTCACATTCAACCACATTGGCCTTTTTCCTCTCCAGTTTCTCCTTGAACTTTGCCAGTTCCCCGTCCGTATTCTCGTCAAAGAACATGTTGTTCTGACGGTTGTGCTCGATGTACTCATTCATCTTGCGTTCTGCTTTTGTTATTTGGGCTTTTGCAGAAATCAACTTAGAGAGGCAGGAACTCACTTCAAGCGACTCACCTGAACGTTTGTCGTAGTAGTAAAAAGAAGTGTACACATCATTCCTTGGATGCTGGCATTGCAGTCTGGCCACCCTCCATCTAATTACCCACATCCTTCTTTCGTACACTTCACGAGGAAGGTCGTAGGTGTATAGGGTGACAGATTGATGACCGTGACCGCAGCAGATGCTGATTTGCACCCAATTCTCGATTTTCAGTTCCTTTTCTGCTTTGGCATAATCCTTAGCCATCTGGAACCAGTCACCCATACTTTCCTGCTTTCCCATATCATTCGAAGTTTAAAGAGAGTTGGTTATTAGGTTCTTTATACCCGGGATTTGCAAGAAGGAAAGACTTTCTTAGAGCTTCGCAAATCCTATCACGCATAGCCTTAGTCACATGGTTTCTGTCAGCTTCATAGTTAATCAGCAAGCATTTTTCAAGGCTTCCATTGATAGGCCTTTCATCTAGGAACAGGCCGTACTCTGTGAATATCCGGTTCTGCTGGCTCCCTTCCTTTTCTTCTTCATCTGTCTGATACCGCTCAATAACGGTATCTTGTATTGTTCTCAAGCATCTTTGTCCACGGTCACTCCGGCATCCCTGTATTTCGTTCTCGAACATAACTGACAATGCACGTTTCTTGCGGACATTTCCTACTCTCGACCATCCGTAATAGACTTTCAGCTTTTTCATAGTCCCATCTTTTCACGTTTATACTTTTCAGCATACTCTTTTGTACACTTTGCTTTAGTGACGTAGATAACGGTTGTTCCGGTTATCCGCAATGGATAAAGATTCCTTTCACGTTTTAACTGTCTCTGAATACATTCGGTCAGGTCACCACTATTGCATGACGTATCCGCTTTCCTAATTGCGGACTCACCCATAATTTTCTTAGTTGCCATGTATAACTGTTTTAAATTAGTTCATAGGTTCCCACTCCTTTGGCAGCTTAGCCCACTTCCTGAAATAAGCATCGAATTTGTCCATGTCGCCAAACATGTCCATTTTTGACTGCTCATCCGTTATCATGGAAGCGAATTCTTTGAAATAGGCATCGGCAGCTTGTACAAACCGAGTATGCTGTTGCTTGATTTCACCCAGCATTAAGCCTCGTGCCCTCATAAGGTCTGAAGCTTCTTCAACTAGGCCATTCGCTTCACACAGCAAAATGTGTGATGCAGATAATAGCTGGTTCAAACGAGCCATAGAGCCGTCTTTTTGCGCGGCCTCAATCTGTGATTTCTTGGGTTTCATACTTCAAAAAAGTTTGATTATATCTGACATATCAATAATTTAAGCAGTTCGCTTCTTGATTTCGTTAATGCTATCTCTCACAAGTTTTACAATCCTGTTGTGATAATCAGAAACTCCATTGCATACCGAACGACTTTGAATCACTTCAAATGTTTTAAGAGAGACCTCTACTGTTTCCACACGTTTGCCATCTATTCTGGCCGACAGAATTAAGCATTCAGGACGGGCATAATATTCGTTCATATATACACAATGGTGCATTGCCTTGCCTTCCGTATAAAATTGGGTGACGCTTTCTAGCGGTCGAATGACAAGGTCACTGTCTTTTATTTCAAACCCCAGGAAAGGTCGGATGTGCTCCATGAACCTATGGATATCCTTCTTGCGTTTTTCTATGTCCTTCAACTTCTTTTCTTCCAACAACCGACGCCGCCGCTCGGCTTCCACCTTGTTCTTTCGTTTCATCAGTCTGTCATGTTCAGCTTTTAGGTTCTTGGGACAAACATAGTGTGCGTTATGTGTGTCAAGATGAAAATAGTCTAATAGTTCAAGATAATCTATCCACATACTGGCATCCTTTACGATGTATTGGTTCCGGTTGCATATCTTGATGGCCCACGTGTGTCGGATATATCCGTGAACCCCAAACCAGTACTTAAGCAAAGCAAACTGACGCGTCTTCAGTAGCGTTTCCGGCCATACGTCGTTATTGAGCAGACGCCTAACCAGTGATGCTGGTGTAATGTCGTGGAAGTCTTTGCCAAGCCCGTTACGCACCAGCAGCGGAAGCAACTTGACTCGCGGATATACATATCCGTTGATATCGTATCTTGTCAGTCCGTACCAAGGGTTACCTTCTCTTTTCAATGTCATCGGTTCGCTCCAGTTCCAGCTTGTTCCGCTCATGTTCATCGGCTTTGCAATGACTAGTTCCTTGTTTCCGGCACTCAACCACTGCTGACACACTTCCATCATGTGGTAATTCGTTTCTCCCCCATTGTATGTTCCTCTGATACGCTGCACATGCACGTGTCGAAGTACCTGGAACTCTTCCACGCAGTCAACTATGGTCATGTAGGTTTCTACGTTTTCCTTCTTCTTTCGGCTATTCTTCACTTCCAGTTTCGCATGGCAGTATGGGCATACTGTTTTATCACCCTGTCCTACTTCGGTGTCCATCCAGTATTTTCCACATTCTGTGCACCACAACCATCCAGCTGACATGTATGCGTTATGGTCGAAGCAATGTTTCATGGCCCATCGTTTCTGGCCATCGGTGACGGGTTTCAGCGTTTCACAAAGCGCAACTACTCTCCTTTCCAGTTTTGTCCTTGGTTTCATAGTCTAACTAAAGGTTTACATAGTTCAATTACTCGATAGCAACTTTCTATATCAAACATGCCTATGTGACAAATCTCACGTGGTATTCCTAATTGATTGGAAAGCCATAAATAAGCCTTGTTTCTGTTAGACATATTAGGGATATGCTTCTTCCAAATCTTATTTATAAGATTGGTCTTTGCTATCTGGTCAAAATAGAAATGGGCTTCTTTCTTGGCTTCTCTTAACTCTGCGTTTGCTAGCCGTCCTAATGCTTGGTCTGTATCCTTATGTACACCTACATAAGCCCTACAATCACGGCAGAGATAAATCATTCCGTATGAATTTCCATAAATAACGGAACTATCCACATATTCGGTAGGTTTGCCACAATATGGACAAATCTTACCTGTCAGAATTTCATCCATAGATTCAGAACAATGACATTTGTTGCACATCAGCTTCTTTCTTTGCTCTCTGCGGCCTTTTCTTAAGCAAAGCATATTGCTCCTCAGTAAGCCTTCTGATTGCAGCCTCACGAGCCTCCTTTTCATCCTCTGCGCTTAGTGTAACCTTTGTAGGTGCAGTTATTTGTGCAGCACAACGAATCGGAGTAACTTTGATGTCATCCTCATCATAGTAGTGAACTGCTAACCCAAATACTTCTTCATCGCTCATGCACACCTGTGTTCCTTTCTTTCTTGCTTCTCCCAGAATGAAAGAAAAGCATTCATCAATGCTCTTTCCTTCCTTGGCGTATGCCTTTGCAAATAGTTCATCTTTCCTGGCTCTTTCGTCCAGATAATTCTTGATTATTACTTTTGCGTCCATAGTGCGTTACATTAAGTTTTTTATACAATACTCTGCAATCACATAGCAGAGAATAAAAAAGGCCACATATACAGCCAAGATTGACAGTATTGTAGCCACCAGTTTAATGTTTTTCATCAGTAAATCTTTTTTTCGTAATTGGCGCATACCCTACCATATCTGTTGCATGCACATACTCTACGTGATTTCATTTTACAGAAACAAGAGTTTTCAATGAAGTCAGATGAATATCTGCAATTCCGACATTTAACAGGTATTGGCTGGTCTTGCCTTTTCATTTCCGTATTGATTTCAAGTAGTCAGGCATTTCGTGGTTTCTCTCTACGTCCACATATACCGGTATGTCGTTCTTACGTCGCATAACAATATCAATTTCATCGCTTCGTTCTTTGAGGAACCTACGGAAAGCCTCTCCGATAGTCATCGTATCGAAGTAGCCATAAAATTTTCCGTATCGGCCAAGCTTGAAGCGAGCCACGAATGACAGAAACTCCGTCAACTTGATATAGTGATACTGAGCGGCAAATAACTTTGAGAACTCTTCCAAAGCGGACATATCCGCTCCCTCCTTCACAGACGATGCAAAATCAATAGTCAGAAGCTGAGTTTTCACCCATAATGCAGACGAACCTGAAGAATACATCCGGTCCAGGTCACTGATGACAGGTGACTTCTCGCTGTAGACTTTCTCCAAATCATTCAATAACAACGGCTGCAAAGCACAGGAAAACGCAGCAGCTGCTTGGCTAAAGGTCGGGTATCTCTGCCGAACGTGTTCCAACATCACCGCCCTGCTCGATGGCTGCATATTCGTCAACGAGCATTCTTGCTTTTGCTGCCTTATCAACTGGCCTATTGTCTTGCTTTCCATCTTTCGCTTTGATTTGTTTCTCGGTTATCCAAAGATTGGCCCGGCTGTCCCAACGTTCCACCTTGGCACCTGTTGCCGTTCTCCACCCCAACCCGTTGAAGTGATGGTAGAATAACTCCGCCTGCGTCTCCCAGTCCGGGAGGCGACCTCGAAAGAAATCTTTCACTTCGTCGATAGTCGGTGGTATAAACTCCTGCTTTGGTTTGGTCGGTTTCTTTGGTGGAGGTTCCGGTGGAAATAACTCGCCAGAGTTATTTTCCCCTATAGTCTTTGTCTTTTTCTTTGTCTTATTTAACTCGGTAACAACCTGCTCCCTGACCTGCTCCCTAACCTCGGTAACAACCTGCTCCCTGACCTCGGTAAAATTTACCAAGGTATAGGAAACATTCGGGCTTCCATTCTTCGTTTTGAAGTCAATCAGACCTACCTGTTTTAATCTGTTACGAGCTGCTGAAAGAGTTTTCAATGACGCTATACCAAGATCGGCAAGAACCTTGCTATTGTTACGGTTAAACGTATTCGCCCACCTACAGAGGTTGTTAGTTTCTAACAGGTAGAAGTACAAAGCGGTTTCTGTGACAGTTAGCGAATAGGCGTTATGTTGCAACCAAAAGTTCTTGATGTAGTCAATATAAGTCATCGCAAATAAGTATTAACTTCATTCATGAATTGTTCCAAGGAACGACATACAACGTATCTGTTTCGATACTTTTCCGCCTCTCTCTGCCACGTTCGCTGGTGTTCGCTCTGTACCCCTTTCGGAGTCTTCATTTCGATACAGAGAGAGGCGTATCCTTTCTTGGGTACCAATAGTATTAAATCGGCCACTCCACGGATACAACCCTCATACTTCATCTGTGCCCCTGTTTTGGCATCACGTTTTCCACCATTCGGAACGGCGAACATCATCATGCTTAAACTTGGGTACTGAAGCCGGAACCATTCCAAGCAGCTATGCTGAAGCTGACTTTCGGATTGCGGTGTTGTTTGATTTTTCATAATCTCATTTTGAATAAATCCATAGCCATATCCACTACGTTCTCTTTTACAACATCATCGGTACCAGTCACACCATTGGCGATGCTCTTCTTTGTCTGTATCACCTGGTACATATATTCGTCGATGGTGTCCTTTCCAAGGAAGTAGTAGCAGTTCACGTTATTCTTCTGACCGTTACGATGGGCGCGGTCCTCGGCTTGTTCGCAATCACTGAACGTCCATGGGAACTCAATAAACGCTACACGGCTGCTGGCAGTTAACGTTAGCCCCGTACCACCGGATTTGTAGTTAAGAATTATCAGTTTGCACTTAGGGTCATTCTGGAAGGAGTCTACAGCCGCTTGTTTCTTTGTAGCATTATCCTCGCCTGTTACCGTAACAGCATCAGGAAACAGCTTCTTCATTTCAAGCACGACCTCCTTCAGATAGGCAAAAACTATCAGCTTCTCACCACCGTCTATGACGTCGTGTATAAACTCCGCGGCTGCCTTAATCTTGCCTCTGGCTGATATAGCCTTCAAGATACCCATCCGAACCATCACCTCGCCACGCATGGATTTGGCAATTTTCTCGTCTGATGCATTCTTGTAGACACGCAAGTAATTGATAAGGTCATTCTCGGCACGGAAATATTCATCCCTTGTCGTAATATCCATTTCAATATACTGCCTTGTCTTTTCGGGAAGCTGTGTCAATACCTTGGCCTTTTCTCTTCGGAAGAAACAAGACGACCACAAGCGCCAGTTCAGTTCTTTCAGATTGGATGCTTTCTTAGGGCCATTGCAATATCTTTCCACGAAATTCTTGTAACCTCCAAAATCCTCAAGACGGCCCATAATCTTCAACTGTTGGATAAGGTCAGTATTATCATTGACAACAGGTGTTCCGGTAAGTTCCAAAACGAACTCTTTCCCTTTACAGATGCCTTCCACGAATTTGCTCTGCTGCGTCTTGGTGGACTTGCACTTATGACTTTCGTCAATAACTATAGACTTGAACAGAGATATTCGCGGGTCGAACGTGATGGAACGAAGTGTAAAGCGTGTGTCATTCTTCACGTCCAGAACAAAGAATTTTTTCAAACTCTCATAGTTCGTGATGAAGACATCACAACACTTCGTTTCCACGAAACGGTGCCAGGTGTTCTTATTCTTATCATCCAGAATCAGTGCCTGCTTTCCTGCAAACTTCTTGAACTCACGCTGCCAATTTATCTTCAACGCTGCAGGGCAGATAACCAAGCATGGATAAGACTTGGCAATGGTCACCGTTCCGATAGCTTGCAAAGTCTTACCAAGACCAGGCTGGTCACCAAAAATGCACCGCTTATGCTGTAATGCGTAAGCGATGCCCTCCTTCTGGTATTCATAAGGTTCCAGCAGTAGCCCATGAGGAATTGTCAACTTCGGCATAGGAGTAATATCCATATTGATATTGGCCTGCTTCTGTTCAGAACGCTGTATTGAACCGCAATATCCATGTTCTACAGCCCACTTTGCCATTGCTTCCACATACCATTCATCAGCTTTATCTACCCACCATGATTTCTCTTGATAGAGATAAGCCTTAGATGCATTGGCAGCCACAGATGGTATACGCTTTACCACCGTATTTAGCATGGGATGATACATGAATTTCAATTTGAAGCCGTCAGGATATTTAGTAATCACAAATGGTGCTGGCATATCAAGCTACCGCCTCTTTTCTGCGTCTATGGCGCTGTTTTACCCTTTTACCGTTTATTACGAGATTAGCACCAGCGTCCAGTGCCTTATCTACGAATCCTTGAGCATCGCCAAATGGAGCATCCGGTACTTCATCAGCCTTTACCTCCCCCGGTTCTGAATCATCGAACGGAAGTTCTTGCTGTACGATTGCCCATTTCTTGGCCGTTAGGTATTGCTCCACTTCGTAATTGCATGCTTCGATTGCTTGCTGTAATTCGAAAGCATTGGTGTATTCCTCGTTCTCATTGTTGAACTTGGTGAATGGTGCGCTAAGATTAAGCACTTTCTTTGATTTTAAGAAACGCTTTCCTATTAGCGTCACACCTTCATCCTCATCAGAACCTCCTATGCTATACCCACTCACTTCAAGGACATTATGAATTTCATCAGGAATGTCCTCAATGAAAGTTTTGTCATCCGCTTCCTTCTGTTCACAAAGAAAAGCTAAATGCGGAACCAAAGCGTCCAAGGCTGCTTCAAGGTCTTTGTGTATAAGGTTCTTCCCTTCCACAGTCACTGTATCCTCATTCTCATTTTTATAGACGGCTACCAGCGTCTTATCCTTTGTAACCTTTGCTTTAATGATATTCATTTTACCTCCTATATTTATATTCGTCAATAAATTCCTGATAGTATTGGTCGGCTGGAAGCGGCAATCTTATGCCAAGCTCCGATGCCGCATCAGCCTGAACCTTATTCAGAAAATCAGTCATCTGTAATGTATTCAGCCTGGATGTGCTTCCGGCTACCACCATTTCTTTCCCATTGATAAAAGCAGTCCTACGAAGGAAGCGATTGCAATAGTAATCGTGTACATCCAGCTTATCAGTACCTGTTTCCTGCTCAATACACGTAAACCACATCCACATCAGTGCATTTTGCGGCAGTGTCCGTGGCTCTGTGTACCGTTCAATCTTCACGCGGTAACGACCGTTGCGCAACTGGCTACACATGAAATCAAAAGACTTATTCATGTGTATCTCGCCCTTCACTTTTTCGAGGATTGCTTCTTGTGCCATGATTCTATTCTCCGAATATTTTCTTATCAGTTATCAATGCTCTGTTAGCTTCCAGGAACTCTATGAAACGCTCCACATGCGCTGTGAGCAACTTCACCGTCTGCTCATGGTTGTAGGTATAGTATTCTGGATAACGTGTACCGCTGATAAGCGGTGTCCTACTCGTTCCACCCCTTAATGCAAAAGCGGTGTATTCGAATGCTTTGACATTATCCATTTGACCGGAAACAATGAGGCAGTAAGGATATACGTGACGTTGCCATCCGTGCTCATACTTTCCGAACGTGTAGCTACTGGTCGTCTTGATGTCATATACCACATCCTTCCTCAATTCGTCAATATAGCCATACAGCTCAACATTACCGTACTGAGTAGGTAGAATTGCGTTTACAAACACCTGGCTTAATGCTCCTTCAAAATAGGATGCTTGCTCTATACACCATTGACGGTCAAACGAAAAGCCATGCTCGTCCATCAGGTCCGACTTTGGGAACGACACTCTAACAACATTCGTTTCACGGTCCCCTATTATTGTGTACGGTTCTCGGTCGGTAGGTACATGTACTTTTCGGTGGATAAAGCTGTCCACAATGGCGTTGAACGCTGTACCCTTGTCTGCTGCTTCACTGGCGAACGGTACTCTATTGATACAGTCGATAAGTGATTGCATAAGTTCTGCCTCCACTTCATCCGGGCTTTTCTTGTACTCGCCCGTCTCGTTATCTATATTGAAGAAGCTTTCCGCTTCTTCATCCGCCCGTAAATACTGCTCGAACTTATCGAGCAGTGACGGGTAGATACGGTACTTAGGCTGCGGATTCATATTGCTTGGATAGTTTATTAAACTTCAGTCCCAGTGACTTGCATTTCTCATTAAGCATTACGCCGGCTCTCAACTTAGAATCGAAGATATGCTGCATCTTAGCAATGGAAGCGGCTACTTCGTTAGCACTTACAACATCTGTAACCATTTCGATATTTTCTTTGATGACATCCATCAACGCCTCATATTCAGAAGAAAGCTCCGTTTGCTTCGCCTGGTATGTAGAGTAAGAATCAATAATCTTCGACATGAAGTTATTAGTACCAATCGGCGAACCGTTAGCATCTATGATAGTTGGTATTTCAAGCCGTTCCGGCAGGTTACAAGTGTTCTTGCCGTAGAATTTTTCGCACGGATTAAAAGAAATGGTCCGTTTCTTACCGATGGCCTCAATATACCCAACAAGGTCCAGCTCCTTAATGAGGTCTCCAGCAGACGAGCCACCAATTTCTGGCCGGATCTGCTTCTCATCACCAACTTTCTCTTCACGTTCGTGAGCCACAAATATCACAGACTTGCCCATGATGGTTATGCGCTTCACAAAGTCGATGAACATGTTCTTGCGGACTCCGTATCCCTGCAGGGAGAGCGTTCCGTCGCTTTTGCGCAACTTCGGATTGTTTTGCATGATGTACACATCCATAAAGGAGAGCATCTTTCCTGCTGTATCAATTACATAAGTTGCATATTCGATAGCTTCAGGTGATGACAACACTTCGTTGACATCTTCCCATTTGGAAATCTGCACCGTGTCTACACGATGTGCAGCATTTACACGGTGTACGCCACCATCGAAGTCCAGTAACAACGGATGAGGTGCACTCAATGCCAACGTTGTTTTACCCATACCTGGTTGTCCATAAATCAATGCTGACAATGAAGTTTTAACAGTCAGCTCGTTAGGTTTTTTAATCAATCCCATGATAATGAAAATTAAGTGGTTAATAATAGATGACCAAGCCGTAAGAATATAAAGTTCTTTAGCTCAGAGTATTTTTAACTATGTTATATCTTAAAGACTCTTTAATATTGTAAGGGTCAAATTTTTCGTATGGGATGATTATTGGCCATTGAATAGTAGAAACTTCATTGTTACATAACCTCATCTTATTATTATAACAGGCACCATTACCTGCATAATACCTCAGATGAAAATCGTCTCCAAATGTTGAGACCATACAAGGAGTATCTATCAATACGACATCATCATTCTCCATAATTTATAAATGTTTGAGACAATATTAAGAATAGTGGGTAATGCGGGATTTGAACGCCGCGACCTGCGCATGAAAAACTAACCTATTTAAAACAACTATGACAGTATACACAAAACCAAATGCGCCGCTCTACCAAGCTGAGCTAATTACCCATTTCTGTTGCGGCTCTCACGAGTGGCAACAGACATAAGTCTAGTTTGAATTTGTTAAGCACTTCCTCCGCTGAGGTTGCTAATCACACGTTTTTTTTAAAGTATTCACCAACCAGTATGTATATACTAGTCCTATAACATTATAAAACCAACATTCCAAGTTACCATTGAACATTAAAAGACATGGTGCAACCAATAAGCTAAACAGCAATACATTCTTTGTTTTCATTCTTTGTCCTCCTATATTTTGCATGCCTCAAAACATCACTGGCATTGAAATAACTACGACCATTGGGCCTAATCTCAAATCTCACTTTTTGACTCTCACAAAGACGACAAAGCCTGCCTGGTCCACCAACTATTTCCATCGCCTCACGTTTGCAAAAGGTCCTTCTCTCCATCACATGAAGAATATCTGCCAATCTTGCTTCCGCAGTACCATCGATAAGAATGGTACTTCTTAGTTCGTTATTTACATTATAAATCATAAGTTGAAGTCTGCTTCATTACATCTTCTACAAGACCGGAAGCATCGCATCGCAGTGCGTGCCCTACCCGACATCCGTATCCTCCGCATATCTGTTTCGTGACAGGTGACTTGCATCACTATAAACAGTACAGAAAACAAGAGTTCTAGACCATGCTTACGTATCTCTTTTAAGTCGAAATTACGTTTAAGCCGGTCACATATCATATACCAAAAGAGCTCGGTATCTTTCGATATACCAAGCTTTCTATAGATGGTTCGCTTCTGCGTTTTAATTGTCCAAATCGACTTTCCGAGGTTATTAGCCACCTCCTTGTCGGCAAGTCCCTTACAATATTCCTGAGCGACCAGCTTTTCGGTAGGAGATAGACTAGTAATCATTATGCAGTTCTCTTTATGCAGAACGTGCCATTGTCCATATCATACTCCCCTTCACGCTTCCAGTCTGCCTTTTCACGCCACATAGCTCTACGCAGTCTTGGAATAATTGCGCCAACAATAGATGCTTCATTTTCCAACGGAAACATCTTCACTTCACCGATAGTCATCGTGCGAAGCTCCTCTGTAAAATTTTCTGTAACCTTATTCATAATCTTTTAAATTAAATTTGTGTGCCTCGATAAGCTCTCTCTGCTCTTCTCACCGGAGTTATCAGCTACTGTTCTTCACTGCATGACCGTTCGAGGCATGTCGGCTTCTTATTTCGCACCGTTGCAAGTCTTCCGCTCATATCATCGCTGGATTATTGCTACTCCGGGTATCTCTTCTCGCGTCCTCTATGCTGGGTTTGAGGGTATGCGCCAGTATCGCTTTCTGGAACGGATTGCTTAGGGCCATCACTCCATCTTGTTTCCTATCTCCGCATCAAAGGGTAGGTTCAATGACCTGATAGGAATTACCTGTAACCACTTTCAGATTTTCCTTTCGGACGGTACATTCTCAAAGGGTTTTCACCGAAAACTAAACCTAAGCTTATATCTCAATCTCCACAATAATGCGAACTCATATAACCCTTACTCATGTCATTGTAGTAATCAGAGTAGTTCGCATTGAACCTATCGTATGAGCTTCTTCTTTCCGGTTGTTGTAAAGCTTCCTGCATTGCTTTATATTCGGATTTTCTTGCTTCTTCATCAGCTATCCGTTTCTTTTCGTTGGCCCAAGCAAGTTTCAGACAATCACCAAAATTCTGAACCCCATGAGTGAGCTGATAGAGTTTGAAATACTTCTTATGTATCTCATGAGCCGCTTTCATAATCTTGTGTAAATCGTACTTTTTCATTGCTATACTGTTTTTTAGGTATGTATTTTTCTTTGCTATCTCAAAGCTTTTTACTTACTTTGTTGTTGTTAGTTGTTTGATGTTGCAAATATACGCACTTTTGCGAATATTGCGAATTATTTCCTATGAAAATTCGCAATATTGACAATTATTAACAATAATGCGAATTTGTAGCTCTCATTTATGCGAATATGGAAGTATACGAAAGGATTAAGGAGATACGAAAAGAATTCTTCAATGACAGCAATATCGAATTTGCGAATTTCATGGGAGAAAAGACATCTACTACAAGCGGATGGGTTAGCGGTAAAAGAGGAATAGGAAGAAGTGTAATTGATAAAATCACATCAAAACTTCCCCAAGTAAATCCTGCATGGTTACTTACTGGTGAAGGTAACATGATAAATCAACCAGCACCATCCATTCAGCCAAACGCACATGTAGTAGAGAACCTCAACTACATGAATGTACCTGTAATACATATCAAAGCAAGATGCGGATATTTGGCCGGATATGGAGATGCTGAATACATAGACTCCCTACCGACGATGCCTGTCATCGTTGACAAAACCTATCATGGCAAATACATGATATTCGAAGCAGAGGGAGATAGCATGGATGATGGAACACGAAGCTCAATCTGTGATGGTGACAAGCTGCTTTGCCGGGAAGTACGCAGAGACCTTTGGCTCCCGAAACTTCATATTAATGACTGGTACTTTGTCATCGTTCATAGAACTGAAGGTATCGCAATTAAGCAAATTACAAATCAAGACGAACATGGCAATATCACCTGCCATTCGCTAAATGACATGTTCAACGACTATACTGTCAATCTTGACGATGTCTTGGAAATATACAATGTTATTAAGGTGGTAGAAAGAAGCATGAGATTATAACCTTTATTATATAAGACTATGGATTTTAAAGACGCAATTAAACAATTAGCTGAAAGGGCTATTAAACTTAAAGAAAACATTCAAACAGAAGAAGCTACAAAGAATGCATTAATTATGCCATTTATTAGTGCATTGGGCTATGATGTTTTTAATCCGTTGGAAGTTATTCCAGAAATGACTTGTGATATTGGCACAAAGAAAGGTGAAAAGATTGATTATGCCATCATGAAAGATGATGACCCAATCCTCCTTATCGAATGCAAACATTGGAAACAAGATTTAAATCTTCATGACAATCAACTGTTACGCTACTTCAATGTGTCGAAAGCTAAATTTGGACTCCTAACAAACGGAATAATCTATAAATTCTATACCGATTTGAAAGAGCCCAATATTATGGACGACAAACCCTTCTTAGAGGTTGATATCACAGACCTGAGAGATAACCAAATAGAGGAACTTAAAAAATTCCACAAATCATATTTCGACATTGATAACATTCTCAGTTCTGCAAGTGAATTGAAATATATGGGTGAATTAAAGTCTATCATTCAAGATGAATTCAATTCACCTGGAACCGATTTTGTGAAAATGTTCGCTACTCGTGTTTATGAAGGAAGAATGTTGCAAAATGTAATTGACCAATTTACACCACTGGTAAAACGAGCAATTTCTTCATATATAAATGACATTATCAATGAACGATTAAAAGGTGCATTAACCGTTAATGATACACCGGCCAAAGAAATTGCCAATAACAACAAAGAGCCAGAACAGTCATCAGAACCGCAGCAAAACCAAGAATCGAAAATTGTTACGACTGAAGAAGAATTAGATGCTTATAGAATAATCAAAGCTATCTGCAGACAAAAAGTCGATGTCTCAAGAATCGCATATAGAGATGCGCAAACATATTTTAGTGTTCTTCTTGATGATAACAATCGCAAGCCCATCTGCCGTATGTATTTTAATACAGCGACCAAATATGTTGCCACTATTGATGAGAATAAAAAAGATATTAAGCATGTAATCAATACGCTTGATGACCTTTATCAATATACAGATGAATATCTAAAAGCTATTGATATGTACGAGAACAAAGAATAAATGGTATGAAAAAGTTATTTGTTTCAATATTAATTATTTCCCCCATTGCTGTTTCTGCACAACCAGCAGCAAGCTCTGGATCTGGTACGGTATTTTTAAACTTAATTGTTTATCTTGCAATAATAGTTGGCATTTTCCTTTTATGTAGGGAACTTATCTGCTGGTATTGGAAAATCAATAAAACGATATCAAATCAGGAGGAAATTATAAGGCTGTTAAGAAAAATTGCCAATGAAAATAATGAAACTGATAATAATCAGAAGATTATCGACCCATTTCATAAATAAAATCTAGCAAAAGGGCTATTGAAATGATAAGTAAAATCTCTTTGTGTGCATATCAATACACTGAACCAAGCCATTGCCAGCTTACCCCAACCTGCAAAGGTTGGGGATGCCGGTTCTTAGGAACCCCCATCGATGAAATACCAACTACCGATAAAGAGAAAGCAAAACTATTCTCTAAAGTATATCGGGAAGCAAAAGCAAAAGGAGTCCTGGAGTGCCCGCACTATCGGTCTCTATTTATCGATGAAGTCCTAGACAATATTGGTGAAAGCAATATTTTGATACAAGAATCGAACTAA